TCGCACCACTGATGGCGCCCACCGGGGCGCCGCCGAGTGCGCCTAGCACCAAGTTGGCAGCCGAGCCTTCGCCGATTTCCTTATTCGTGATCTGCGAGCGGATGCCCACGTCAGAGGCGATACCCTCAGCGGTTTCCTGCAGACCTTCCTCGGCTGCGCCAAAGGCAGCGCCGGCGGCAGTAGCGCCAGCCCGGTTGCCACCCACGCGGCGCAGGATGTCGTCGTAGGCGCCGTTTAGCAGCTTCCCAGTGACCCGGGAGCCAAGGGCTGCCACCATGCCCTGCAGCAGCGCGCCCGTCTCAGCCGCCTTGTCCGTGACAATCTGGCGGGCTTCCTCGGTGGACACGCCGTTGCGCAGCAGGGTGTTGTAGTACGGGCTGACCTCGGTGAGCTGCTCGTCGGACAGGTTGCCGATGTACTCGCGTGCCGTGCCAGCCGCCTCTCCCGCCGCTTGTGTGCCGCCAACAGCCATTGCCGCTGTTGGACTGCGGGTGATGACAGCTGTCGCCACAGTGGGCGCGAGCGAGCCCAATACGCCGGCTGCCTGCAACAAGTAGCCGGACACAGTCGGGTCGTCGCCGAAGCTGAACTCGCCCTTGAGGATATTGCCCTGAGGGGTAGAGCCCGCGAGGCGTTGTTTACCAGCCTCCGAGATGCCCGACTCGATATCGCGCTGTACTCGGGAGCCGTACTCTGCCAGCCCCTCAGCTCCGGGGATCTTCACCCCAGAAACTAGACGGTCAAACGCGGCTACCGCTTTCTCGCGGCTCTCCGCCTGTTCGGCGTACGACATGAAGCCAGTGGCGTCCATGAGCCAGTCGCGCGCCTTCTCCACGACGCCAGCCAACGGAACAGGCTGTGACTCGCCCGTGATGCCACGACGGATCACGCCCTTGATGCCGGCTTCGGCGCCAGCAGGCATCGCCAGAGTCCCGCCGACCAATGCGCCGGTAGCCTTGCGACCAGCGTCCTCGGCAAACTCACCGGCGCCGTATTCCAGTCGACGCGATTCCTTGTCAGTCGGTATTGCCTGCGGGCGCGCGAGAGGTTCTGGCGCGGGCAAAGATGTCGCCGGCTGGGTCAGGATGTCGTCATAAGCCCCAAGCAATCCGCCGCGCACAGACTTCTGCTCGATGACAGCAGCGCGCTCGCGGTTCTTTTCGGTCGCCTCACCGGTTCCGGAATACGGATCTCCAGTGACATCTCGGTAAGCATTCAAAAGACCCATGGATTACTCCCCTTGCTGGGAACCGTTGGCACGGGAAAGTATCTGGTCGACCAGATCCTGTCTGTACTGTTGCCAGTAAGTAACCCCGTTGTCCTCCATGTCGAATACCTTTTGACTTGCCGCCCTGATTTCGTCTTGGCTTGCGCGAGCCGCCTTGAGTCGAGCAAGGTCCGCTTTCGCAGCGCTGTACTCGGTATCGTAACGCGATCGAGCGCGCTGATTGATGTTGGACACCATCTCGCGCGCCATGACGTGCGCCCTTCCGCCAGAGAAGTCTTCCTGCTCGATGAGCATGGCGCCGAACTGATGAACCAACCCGCTCGCGCCGTCGTCGGGCACAGTCTCTGCTTTTCCGCTGGGACCTCTGATGGTAAAACCCGTGGCAAGGTACTTACCGGCATTCTTTGACTCAAGATCTGAAAGCGTGCGGTAAGCGTCGCTGTCCGACATCTTCTTCGACGCTCTACTGGAGTTGGTCTCTGCGTTCGTAAGAGCCGCGGTTCCCATGCGATCTTTGTATGTACGATCCGCGGCGTTGTTCTTCACGTCATCCGTCGCCTTAATCGCCTCACGGCTACCCTTGATCATCTGGTCGATCTCAGGCGAGAACGCCGCTGCAAGGTGACCAATAGGTACGCGCGTCTTCGTGCCGTCCGGCTTGGTGCTGACAGCAAAGATATTCAGGAAGCCCATCTCGTCCTGACCAGACTGGACAGACTGCAAGCCTTCGAGCTTGAACTGACCCGCAATGCGCTTAACAGCATCCGCGTCGCCACCGAAGGCGCGCTTGAAGTCGTCAGCTACGCCGTACGCTTCCACCTTACGGCGGAAGTCGACGAGCCCCTGAATCTCTTCAGGCTTCGCGAGACCAAGCTGCTGGCGCAAAGCAACCGTGCGCATCTGCACACGCGAGATCGCTTCCATGCCCGGACGGCTAGACGGATCGATTGCTTCCGTGACGAACTGCTGTGCCGGGAAGTTCCCGTCCGCATCCGGAGTTGGGATCGCGCCACTCGGCTGAGCCTGAGCCGGCTTCTTCACGAACATCTCTTCGTTGTAAATGTTTCTTACGCCGTCAAGATATTCGCGCTCACGCCCGCGCTGCTCCTCTTGGTAGCGCTGGTCGGCAACTTGCCCCTTGAGCTGAACACTAGTCAGCGCGGAGCGACGGTTGTTGTCCATGTCGCGCATGTTGGCTTCGGACGCTTCGTTCAGGACGGCGCCGATCGTCTTCATAGCTTGTGCCATTAGGATCTCCGAATCGCTGAGTTGCGGACGGTCTTGTGCGTTTTGTCGACGAGATCGTCGAGCGCTTCCTTGCCCACCTTACGAACAGTGTCAGCCGGCAGGATGTACTCTCCGTTCGAGAGTAGGATCGGCTGACCGGTGTCGCGGTTCATCGCCTGAACGCTGTCCGAGGTGCCCGTGCCGGGACCCGTAATCTTCCCGCCCTTCTTGTTGTGATTCTTTCCGCCGCGCACTTCACCGCCGTCACCCATCTTCTTGCCGCCCATGCGCTCGACCTTCGCATCGAGGTCCTTAATCGCTGCCATGGTGACGCCGAGGGCGTCCTGCACGGAGATAGTGCGACCGTCGCCCATTCCGGTTTCACGCTTGAAATCTTCTGCGTAGGTACCCACATGTTCGCGGTTGTCGCCCTTGTACTTCCAAGTCTCGACCGGCATGTCGCGCACAGCGTCGAGGGCAGAGCCGCTCTTCACGGGAGCCTTATCTTCCTTCATGTCACGCGAGGACATGAACGAGAGACCCGCGCCAACCAGCGAGCCGAGACCCTGCATGGCAGCGCCCCCAGCCTGCGAGGCGGCGAGCTCGTTCTGGTAGCCCATGTTCATCACATTGGCGATACCCGACTGCGCACCGAGCGCACCCTGCAGCCCGCCCATGGCGCCCTGATAACCGGCGAACATCGGCGCGTTCTGCGCGTTGAACAGACCGGCATTGCTGTTGCCAACAGTCGAACCCGTGCCGATCGCAGAAAGCTGCGTGGCGGGCAGGTTGCGCCCAAGGCTGATCGCGTTCATACGCTTCGCATCGATCACCTGATCCGCTGCCATACGGGCGTTGTTCATCGCACCCGCGCGGGCTGCTGCGGTACCGAGCGTGATCTGGTTATTCAGATCCGCGAACCGGGCGGCGTTCGGGTTGATGCCCATACGGGACAGGTTGCGCGCGGCGACTGAGCGTGCAGCTGCAGTAGCCTGCTCAACGTCAGAGGCGGCGCGACCGGCGTACTGATTGCGGACCGACGTACGGTCCTGATTCATCGCCTCGGAGACCATGGTGTCTTCGAGCGCGCGGAACTTCTGGCGGTCCATCTCCGCGTCGCGAGCAAGACGCATGGACATACGCTGCCCTTCGAGATTCGCCTGCACCATCTGCTGGTAGAAAGGCATCGTCTCTTCGTAGCGGCGCTGTCCGAAACGTAACTGGTCGCGCCCAAGGGCTTCCATCTGTGAGCCGATCTGACGCATGGCGTCAGCTATCGGGCGCATATCAGGCGGCTTCGGTGCGTCACTGCACATGGGCTTCTCCTAAGACCTTCGTAAGTTGATTGGCTGTGTGTTCGTACCCGAGAGCCTGCAACAGGTCACCGGCGCGATTCACCGTCTTCACGGTCACGCGGATCTCGGTGATACCGAGCGAGCGCATAACCGTTTCCACGTAACGAATCAGCTTGATGCCAAGGCGTCCCTTGCGGTGGTCCTTACGGATGAAGATCGTGTCTTCCTCCGCGATCCACTTCCGGGTGTGCGTTGAGCGAGTCAGGTACATCATGCAGTTGCCGACCAGTTCGTGGTCGGGTCCGCGGAGCGTGAAGAGCAAGAACCGCCCAGAGCGCTCCGCATTGATCATGTATTCGTAGTCGACACTGAGAGGAATGCTGTGCCGGTAGGACTCCGTCTCCTCCCAGTGCGCCGCATGAAGCGGCTTGATCTCTTCGAGGCAGTCCTCGATGCGCTCGACATTGATCGAGTAACCCCAATGTGTATCCCCGGGGATACTCTCGATGTCGATCGGCGTCGACTGTTCCTGTGCCGCCATGTACAGCCCAGCGACCAGCTCGGGCGTCAGGGTGTTACCCAAGTTTCGTTGCAAAGCATCCATCAAGTTATTCACTGGGCACCTCCTTCGGCTTTTTGTACTTTTCTTTTACTGCCACAATCTGCTGGCGCATGGCTTCGAGCGCCTCTCCACCCTTCCACAGAGCGTCGAGCTGATCTCCTATCGCCGGGTACTCTTTACGGCGAAGCTCTGAGTAATTCTGCTTAACCTTCAGCTTCACACTGAACCTCCACGACTGTGTCTAGGTGGCGCACATGCAATAGCGTCACGACCACCTTCTGCGGGTAGTCAACTTCAAACTCAATCGAGCCTTCGCTTACAACAAAAGAATCAGAGCCAATGTGCGCAACGGTGTCGGCAGGTATCCGCTCAATTTTGTTTCGCGAAACAAGAATCCTGAACGGGGTGCGCGGTATCATCTTGCTGGATGCGTGGTCGTACCAAACCGTGTTCGGATCTACCTTCTCGTCCATGTACACGACCGCCGCCTCGCCGCTGACGTCGACAGCGTCTGTGCTTCCATCGAGTACGTACTTGCATCTACCGCTTGCATCGAACACAGCCATGAAGCTCATCGCTTGGCTCCTAGCAGCGAAATGGTGCTGTTTCTCAACCAACAAGCGTTGCTGAAATTACCCATTGGCAGGTCCACACGACGACTACCGGTCAATATCTTTATTCGCGCGGTCGTGATGTTTCTCGCAGTAAACGTCATGGCGATCGGCAGCGATGCCATAGTGTCTGCGCTACTGTCTGTCCGCAGACCGACCTGTTGTTGCGCGACGAGTCGGTACCCGGCTCCAGTGTCGAGCAACATGAAGAGATGCTGTCCGGAGTCGTTGTACTGGTAGATCGAGCCGTCGTGGGTTGCGTAGTACACAATCTGCACAGCAGCGGTAGCGTCAACCCCAACGGTTACCGTTGGGGTTTCTATGACGGTAATCGCGCCTGTAAAGGTAGGCGCACTGTAGGTCACCACCCGAACGTGATCGCCGTTACCAGAACCAACGTAAGCGTAGTATTCAAAGAAGTTCCCAGTATAGAAGTCGTATTCCTGCACGAATTGGTAATCGCCGTTGCCGGCGCCAACGTAGTTGTAGGTTTCATTGACTCCGCTATTCGTCATTACGATCGCAGCCGATGAGTTGTTCGGGATGTACACGTCAGCCGCCGTGTACACCTCAGGCTGTGTGATGGCGTTGCCTGCGATCTTCAGTGTGCCGACCGCCAAGTTGTCTATCTTTCCGGTGGTCACAGCCAAGTCATTTATCTTCGCCGTCGTGACGCCAAGGTCTTTGATGCGAAGGCGACTGCGACCAATGCTGCTGTCGTAATACGTGTCGAGCGTGACATTGCCATCGAGCGTCAGCAGGGTGGCGTCAATCGTGAGTCCGTTCTGCCCCGGGGCGATCTTGTCAGCCGTGAGGCTCGTAATCTGCGCGCTTGTGATCTGCGCGTTCTGGATCATCGCCGTGGTGATATCACCCGCCTTGATGACCGCCAGCGTGTCGATGTAGACGACACCGCCCTCAACCTTGAATGGCGTGATGTACGAGGTGGCTGTTGCCAGCGACTTAATGCGGAAGTTTGTCGAGACAATCTCGACGTTTCCGCCCTCGACCTTGAAGGTCGGGTTGTTCGCAGTAAAGCCAGTGACGTTGCCCTGCGCGTCGTAACTCGTCGACGTTGTGCCGCCGGAGTACAGGCTCGCGCCGTACACCTGCGATCCGTTGAAGGCGATCGAGGCGGTGACGTAGCCAGCTGTGATCTTCTTCGCAGCCACCGAGCCGATCTTGGCGTCCGTGATGCTGGCGTTCTGAATGAATGCGTCTTTGATGTAAACGCCATTCGGAACGCCGGCTATGCCGCTGACGTATGCAAACGGTACCGTGTCCGAGGACGGGGTGAGCGTCAGGTTATTTGCTGTAGAAGCGGGGTCAACAATCGCGAAGCGGTCTGCACGGATAATAAATGCCGAAGTGGGCGTCCCGTTCGTTACAGTAGACGCCAAGCCGAATCCGGACACGTGCCCGTTCAGGTCGATCTTAACCGTGTACTGCCCTTGCAGTGACTGACCGTCAGCCTTGGCAAAGTAGTTTTGTTGAACAGCCGCTATTGTCGCGTAACCGGTCAACGTGTTGTTGAAGTTCGCTGTTAGCGTGGTGTTCGCCGAGCTGATCGCACTGTCGGTCGCCGTCTTCGTGTAGTAGTCCGCAGTAAGTGTCGCAGTCGTAACATACGAGCCAAGCGCACTGTTCAGCGCAGTCGTTGAGACAAGACCGGTGGTCGCCGCCGATATCGCGCTGTTCGTCTGCGTGGACGTCAGGTAGTTATTCGTGAGCGTCGCGTTAGTGACGTAGCTGCTCAGCGTGCTATTAAGCGTCGTCGTCGATACGAGACTTTGCGTAGCGGCGCTGATGGCGCTGTCAGTGGCGGACTTTGTGTAGTAGTTCGTCGTCAGGTTTGCGTTAGTGGCATACCCGGTCAAAGTGTTATTGAAGCTGGTCGTCAGGCTGTTCGACGCCGTAGCAATCGCTGAGTCTGTCGCAGACTTCGTGTAGTAGTCATTGATAAGCGTCGAGCGCGTGGCAGGCAGACCCGTGGTTGGGTCGTTGACCTGAGTGCTAAGCGCTGTGACGCTGCTGGAGATAGCGCTGTCGGCAGTAACTCGCGCCTGACGCTCACTGTAAACGAGACCAGTTGTCAGCGCATTTATGTCATTGCCCGTATAGCTGCCACGCAACTGCGCAGCAAGTGTTTCCCGAGCTGTGGTTTGGGCGCTATCGCCGTCTGCGCGGGCGGTTTGCTCAGCTTGTAAAGCAGCGATCGTGGCATACGTGCCAGCAGCTGTTGCCGTTAGAGTTGTGATCTGCTGAGCCAGTGCGCTGTCCGCGTTAGCCCGAGTCGTCGCTTCGTTCGTGATGGCAGTGCCACGGGCAGCCGCTTCGTCTAGCAAAGCTTGAGCGCGAGTTGCCGCCTCGGCAGCAACAGCGTTAATGCGATCCTGAATTTCTTTATTGACCTTTCGCGACGTAACGCGCGTCGAGTCGACGGCATCGCCGATCCGCGTAGCCAAGTCCTTGGACAGACTGCTTTCGAGGATCTTCCCCTCGACTGCGGCAATGAGGATTGCCGGGTCGACACCAGTCTTGACTTCGGTGCCGAACGAGCTGTTCCACGCCGACTTGATGCCGGCAGCAGAGACCGTGCGCACCCAGTAGTAGACCGTGCGGTTCTCGCCCACCACGTCCGTGAAGAACTGGCTGGTCGAGGTGCCGATCAGGGCGGCAGCCGACAGGTCGTTCGCGAACGCTCGGTAGATTTCCCAGTACGACTGGTTCGGGAAGCCCGACATGTTCCATGACAGGAAAACAGTGTCGAAAACAGCTGTTGCCCGAAGCTCCGAGGGTGCGGGCGGCGTCGTGAGATCCTTCGTCGGGTCGTACAGCTCAGGGATCGCCCCGTCGAGCAGCGTCGATCGCACACGCACCGGTGTGCTGAGCAGGCTCGATGCGCTACCGGTTGAGTCCGACTGAACCACGCCCAGTGCTTCGAGGTCACGGAAGGTAACCCCGGCATCGAGCGCATCGCCACGGCGTCCGACACGGACTTCGAGGGCTTCCTTCAGCGCACCGACAACCTCTGCTGCGTTGGTCCCGTCGAATTCAGGGATGTTCGGCAGCCTTGTCGTCATAGGTTCTTCAGCTCCCACGCAGACTGCGCCAGAGCGACGCCCGTCACGTCACTGGTCCCTGTGACCTCCGCGTACCACTCGCGGGCGAGGAAGCCCGAGTGCAAGCGGAAGGGGTTCGAGCTGGTGACCGTGTAGGTCCGCTCCGTGCCGTCTGCCGTGACCTTGAGGGTGACCGGGTACGTGTTGGCGATCACCTGACCGAACGACATGTTGATCGGTGACGGCAGCGACGCGATCTTTGAGACCCAGCGGTACGTGCGATTGGTTGATCCGGCGAACAGGGATTCGAGACCGCTGGCGGTCAGGACATACAAGTTGTCGTCTTGTACAACCCGGTGACCGGCATAGGCGACCACGTCGGTTTCGCACCACGTAGCCGTCTGCCCAGTCGGGTCGAAGATGAACATCTTCACGGCGTTGTTGACCGTGCAGAACCCGTGGTACCGGTTTTCGTGCCAGTACCCATGAATGCTCGACGGGTTGTACGCCTGCCACTGCGCTTGGCTTAGAACGCCTGCGGTGAGCACCCGCGCGCCACCGGCGCCGATCATTACCAGACCGTCCGGCGAGGCGTAGATGATCCCGTTCTCGGTCTCGACGATCGAACGCTTCGACACGCATGCCTGTTCGAGGGGTAGCTTCTGCACCGTCATGGACTTCGGGTCTACGCCGGTCACGATGTACGGGTGCGCCTTCGTGAGGATCGCCGCCGACTGACCGAACACGCCGATGCCCACCACGGGGAACTCCACCGTCAGGCGGGCGCCCGCGGGGAAGGCGTGAGGCAGATACGGCTCGGAGAAGCAGATGGTCTTTTCCTGAGACCACCCGATGGCGATTCCATTCGCCATTAACCGCAATCCCTGCAGATCGGATGGCGGCTGTAGCCAGTCCGTGGAAGGCAGCACTTCGCCGAGGGATGCCTGCGGTACGTTGTCCTGCGTCGAACTCACGCCGATCAGGATTTCCTTCACGAACTGATAGCTCGTCGCAGCAGTGCCCGTGGCGCTGCGGTAGAGGTACACCTTGGCGACGTTGTAGTTGCCCGTGGGTGCGCCGGAGATACCGGAAATGGTGACCGGGGATTCCGGATCGATATCGACCGACTCGGAGGGCTCGCTCGGGGGACCTTCCTCGCCGTACGCGGAGACATAGGTGTACACGTACACACGGGTCTCGGCGGTGCGGGTGGGCTGCAGGTTGCCCGAGGCAGCGTAGGCTTGGTCAGGGGGGAGAAGTGCGTCTGGGTTGGTGGGCGCGGCGCGCGAGGCGAGGCTCGCGGCGGACAGGGTGTCCGTGTAGGTGGTCTGGCTGGCGGGCAGCTCGATGACCAGCTTGTAGCTGGACTCGGTCACCGTGAAGGTGCCCTCGCTACTGACCGTGACGTTCTGGCGGTACAGGCGCTTCTTCTCGGCGCCCTCGGGGACGTCCCCGCCGTGAACGATCTTCACCCGGGAAGTGCCGTCCACCACGCCAATGAAGCCGCTGCTGTCCGACAGGGGGCTCTCATAGCCGGTCTCGTCGACCCAGCTGACGGCGTATACGCGCTTCTGCAGGGACGCATCGCTGACCCCTGTGGTCGACTCGTCGTCGATCTCCAGCGTCGCCGTAGGGGCGAATACGGGCTTCGGCGGGACGTCTGCGGCGCCGGTGGGTATGGTGGGCGCGCTGGTCAGCTCGGCATCGAGGGCGTCGTCCTCGTACTTCGACTGCGTCACGGGGATGGTCGCCACCCGGCGGTACACGTCATTCACCTTGCGGTAGATGCGCTTCTGCGCGACAGCCGACTGACCGTTGTCGTCGATAGGCAGACTGGTCAGGGTGACCCGGGCTAGGATGCGCTTCGAGACGTTGAACGACCCGGCGCTAACAGCTGTCGCCCCCCTGTTGAAGGTGAGCGTCCGCCCGTCCGGGGTGGTCAGGACCTTGAAGGCGCCCGACACGCCCGACAGAACGAGATAGTCGTCCGTGTCGAATTCGTGGGTGTTCGTGAACGTCAGGGTAACGGTCGTGCCGCTGACCGCAGCGGTCGCCGGGTACAGCCCGAAGTCGTAATGGTTCGACAGGACCGTGGTCTTCGCCGTCACGCCGAGCGCCGACTCCTTGGTGCCGGCAGCGTTCAGGTAGGTGATGGCGTATTCGCGCGTCTGGGTGGCAGCCTCGGACACGACAGCGCCCGTAGCGACGGGGGTGTTCGCCGGCTTCGGCAGCCCGAGGCGGTAGTACTGCGACGGGTACGGTGCGCTGCCGCCCGCGACGAACGTCTTCGGTCCGTACTTCGGGAAGCTGTCGCCCGTCCAGTAAATGCGATCGTACTGGTCTTCCAGAATGGGAGACTCGATCACATCAACTTCGCTGGTCCACGACATCCACTTCGTGTTGTTCAGGACCGGGTAGAGCTTGCGCACGTTCGCTGCAACAGCCTGTCCGACCGTAATAGCCGTGCTGCCGTTCGCCTTGTACGGAACAAGGGCACCCGACTGCAGGCGCGCATTGAGGGCGTACTGCGCCTCAGCGTCATTCAGCAAGCGCGGGTCGATCAGCGGGCGCATCCCCGCAAAACCTTTGAGGACGAGCGCCGCCATTACCAGAGATCCTTGCGCGCCCAGTGGTTCGCGCTGAACTTGTCGTCCTTGGTGGGCTTACCGGACTTGTCACGGATGCCAGCCGAGCGCTTGAGATAGTTCTCGCGACGCTTCTCGCTGCCGTGCTGGGTGTAGTCCTCGTAGCCACGGAGACCGTACTTCACCAGCTTTACGTCGTCGCCTTTCTTGGCGAGGACCATCTTTTTTGCGCTGTCACCGGCGGGGGCTTTCTTCGGCTTGTTAAAGCCTTCGAAAGTGTGACCGCGGTAGACGAGCTTGCCGCCTTCGCGCTTGACGTCTTTCGCTTTCATTTACGGACCCCAGATAGAAGAAGCCCCGCGCAGGGCGGGGCTCAGGTTTACTCGGCTTTCGGCGCCTCAGGTGGCGGCTGAAGCTGCTGGGCAGCCTGCTGCTGCAACTTCTGAATCAGACCCGCCACAGCCTCGAACGGCTGCTTAGCAAGGGCGGCGACCAGAAGGTTGCCCTCCTCCACCGACACCTCGAATTTCAGAGTACTCACGTATACCTCCTCGGATTAACCCGTACCGTCCGGTATTGTCTAGTTTACCGGATGATTCAGGGAAATCCCGTGTGTTAAGGCGATGATTAGTAGACGAGAACGTGGTTTGCGTAGAACCGGGTGTTGCCGAACGTATACACGGCGCCCGGGTACACGATGCGCTCGATCTTCACGATCTTCTTCGGGCTGCCGAGCTCGTTCACGACGCTGTCCCCAAGCTCGACGACCTTCGCGAGACCCATGTCCTTGTACTCGGGTACCGGGACGAGGGACGCATACCCTTTGCCGAGGATGTACAGCGGGTGCTCCTCGGACGCCTTGAGCGTAGAACCGTCCTCGAAGGTGTACTGGTACATCGGGCGATCTGTGCGGACGATGACCTCGGTCACCGGCACGGCGACATTGGTCTTCAGCTCCTCGCTGTACGTGAGGATGAAGTCGCCGACCTGTACTTCGCCGATCGCCCTGAGCGAGCCGTCGCCCATAAGGATCAAGGTGTCGGGCGTGAAGCAACAGAACGGGCAGCCACCGCTATCTGGATTATCCGCATAGACATAGATAGTCCAATAACGCGTGTTCGATCCTGATGTGGCATCCAATGTGTATACGACGCCCCTACCATACAAACCCGAGGTCACCGTAAAAGTGATCGAGGTCGCCACTCCTCCGGATGCAACGGTCTGCGTTCCGAAAGAGTTGCTCTTGGTGTAGGTCCACGTCGCGTTCTGTGTACAGCTGACGGTGTACGTCGCAGTATACTGATCAGTCCACTCATAATAGTCACGTGAAGACGAAGACGTGCTGCCGGGCGGGCTGAACGTACCGCTCGGCGACGTAGCCTGCTTCGAGTAGAACTCGTTCATGCCAATCTCGCCGGACGAGAACGTGCCCGAGCTGCCGCCCGATGTGTACCACGTCGTGCCACGGTAGGAGTTCAGGTCATTGCCGCGACCGAACTCGGCGTTGATCTGCGAGATGCTGATCTCACCTGACGCCTGAAGCGGCATGGCTTACTGCGCCCACGGAAGCGGCTTGGTCTGCATTGCCGCCTCCTCGATCATGCGGGCAATGACGCTGGCAATGTGATCCTTGGCATGAGCCGTGGACAGACTTGCGTCGATCCATGCGACCGCCTGCTCCTGTGACAGCGACTCGAAAGCAGTAAAGCTCTCGGGGTCGGCTACCGGCAGCCTGACAGTAACGGGCTGGTAGAACGTGAAGTCACCCTCGTAACCCCATACGTTCACATCGATCTCGCGTACCACATCAGACAGCGCACCCTGTGAAGCGACGCGCAGCCCGTTGATGGCGTACGTGTATGTGACAGCCATGCGCGGCTCCGATTAAGCGGCAGGCGGCGTGGCAGGCTCACTCGGAGGCGGCGCCCACGGCAAAGCAGGCTCGGTCACCGTCTTGATGCGAATGCTCTCCGCAATCGCATTGTTCACGTGCTGTTCGTAGTGACCGACGACAACAGCCTTAATCCAGTTAAGGACGACCTCCTCGGTCAGCTGGTCGAAGGGAACGAACTGATCCGCCGGTACGGTCTGCGCGGTGAACGGCGTCGCTCCCGCGAAGGAGCCTTCGTTGCCGCTCGCATCCACGCCAGTCTTCACCCAGTACGTCTGGCATACAGCCTGAGGCAAGGTCACGCCCTGCGCGTTCACCTCGTCTCGCACCTTGATGCCGGTCACTTTCCACGTGTAAGTCATACTCACTGTCCTTCCTCCATCTGCGCAATGCGCTCGGATATGTGTTTCTGAAAAAGCTGAATCGTGGCAGCCGGGACTCGCTCTTCGAGCCACGACAGCAGAACCGCCTCTGTCACCTCTGGCGCAGGGATAAAGCTATTCGGATCGAGGTCACCCTTAATAACCTTCTCTCCCTCAGCCGTGTCGATTGTCCTGTCGGCGACTGTGAACGGCACGACGCCCTGACAGCTCACCACGCGCCCACTTGGGCTTGTGCCGACGTAGTCAAAGTGGATGTGCGTCACCACGCCTGACAGTGACCCGACATTCGTCTGGTTCGTCTGCCTAATTGCAAAGTGGTACGAGATGCTCAATGCACTGACCTCCCTCGAAGCTCAGCGACTTCCGCGCTCAGCGTAGCCACCTGTGACTTCAATTCCTTGATCGCCTCAATGAACAGACCGGCAAAGTTGCCGTACTGCACACCGTACTCGTCGATGTCCGCTGCATACGTGACGACCTCGGGCAGGATCTCGTTGACCTCCTGCGCGATCACGCCGATCTCGCGGCGACTCGGGTCAGTCTTTTCGTCATCTTCACCGGGGATGCGGGTGTAGTACACGCCGCGCAGTTGTGCCACCTTGTCGAGAGCGCCACCCACGGTAACGACATTTGTCTTGCGTCGAGCGTCGGAGTAAGCGACCACGTTGCCAGTCGAATAGACACCGCCCGATACGTAAAGCCCATACGAGGACGAGGTTGTTGAGGTGTTGATACCCATACAGTTATTACCGACAAGGTGATAAAAGTACCAACGTCCATTAGCTTCGCGGTAAACACCGCCGTTACCGCCACCGTCGTACATCATCCCGTTTACGGCACTGTGGGAAATATACATGCCGCTATACGAATTTTTGCTACCGTCTATTTGTAGCTGCGTGTAAGTGGAGCTAGCATTTGGATAAAAATGCGCACCATAGTGATTGGGCCAGTACATTCCGTATGACCCGTCCATCTGAATCCAAGTCGAAGGTCGGAAGTACGCCCCGCCAGCCAAGGTCAGGCTGTATAAGTAGCTTCCACCATCTGGGTTCAGGTAGTAACCGGTGTTGTTGTTGTCATAGAAAATCGGCGTACGCATGTCGTCACGACTTCTGATTGAGCCTGACAATGCCGCCAAGAACGTGCCGTTCTCCATGATCAGCGCGCCGTGCGTGTTCAGGTTCCCAGCTATGCCGCCCGCGTTCGGATGCGACCACGCGATTCCGTATAGCGAACCAGTGCCTGAACCGTCAGCAGGGAGCTTGTACGAGTCGCCCATGGCGAACACGCCCTGATACCGAGTTGATGTATATACACCAACCAGTCCGTAACCATAATTTGCGTCGGTAAAGACATTCCCGCCAGAACGGATATTTCCGCTCGCGGTTAGGTTTCCTGCTGAGTCAATGCTTGTGACGTTTGACCCGCCAGAGTTTCTAAAAAGCGCGCTGCCAGCGTACTGGAAGTACCAGTTACTGCTGTGGTACTGAATTTTTCCCGCAAACTCGCCAGTCCATCCCGAGCTATCAGCTCTCCAATCACCGACAGTTCTGAGAGAAGTTGTGGCAGCCGGGTCTACGTAGTAGCCGGTGTTGTTGTAGTCGTAATAAATCGGCGAGCGGATGTCCGTGAACCCGTACGTGCGATCCGACTGGACTTCATTTACGCGGGACGTACTGGCTGGGTCTGTGTAGTACGCAGTGTTGTTGCTGTCATAGAAAATCGGCGACCTGAAACTTCCGTCAGCAAAGACTTGGTTTGCAAACCACGCCGTTCTCGACCCAGCGCCGATCGTCGCCATCACCGTGCCAGCGGCTACGACGTACAGACCCCAGTCATCGGTCCTGTTGCCGCCGCCCCACAGATTCGGGTGAGAGAAACCGATGCCATACATATTGGCAAGCGAGCTGTCGGTCGGATTGTATGCGGACCCGATTGTGTAGATTGGGTTCGTGTTCGAGGCGTTTCCGCCGACATTATTGTACGACCCTTCAAGGAATCCCTGCGCATGAGCCGAGCGGCGAATTGGACCGCTCATCGTGCCGCCGCTCAGCGGGAGTGCGTAGCTGCTGTAGTTTCCGCTGTCGAGGACGGTTCTCCACGCCTGCCACGTACCACTATTTTTTCCACGCAGCGCGATCTGCCCTGAGCGGTAATCACCTGCTATCTGGTGCTGCCATGAGCCGCTATACGCTTGAGAGTACAAAGCACCGTCTGTAGAGTTGCCAGAGAAATTCGGAACACCAGCGGTGTAGTACGAGATGCCGTTACTATCGATATTGTCTGCATTTACGCTAGTGTTCGATCCGGTATTTACAAAACCCCAGCCGTCGATACTGTTAGCGGTAGATGCGGTGCCTGCGCTAGCGGCGTATTCAACCTCACATCCAGCATGAAATCCGTCCCCGGCATACCCAGCCAAGTACCAGCGTGAACCAGTCCAGTACGTCTGAACGCTATAGTCGCTGTTGTCATCGCGGCGATACAAACGGGTTACGCCACGGCTGTTGCGGCTGTCGCTGTTCAGGCTTGAGTTGTTTGTAGTGCGGACAAATCCGTCGTGTAGCCAGCCGTATGCGTTAGTCCACAAATTTCCGTCTGTTTGCAGAAGCATTATCCGGTTGCCAGCAGCTCCGCCGCCGTAAAACCAGTTAAATGCGTAATCTGCTCCGCCGCCGTAAGGATTGCTTACGCCGTCTGTACGGAATATGACAGAGCGTGTATTTCCGTAAATCTTGAACTGATATGCGTCCCCAACAGCTCGCAGCCAATCGTCTGCGGTGTAATAGTTGTTGAGCGAATTCGCATACCCCGTAATGCTGATGCCCCACGTGCCGGACGCTCCGCTGCCTGTAAGGGACGGAGAGTACGAGGTGTAGTTTCCGGCGTGGAGTACTTGGTTCCCACCCTGCCGCAGCGCGCCGCGAACGATGTTGGTATTGCCAGATTCGTCTATCGATAGCGCCGTCTTCGCCCCGGATGCGAAGCTGTCGGTCGTGGCGAGGTACATCCGCGTGCCGTACGCGCCAGACGACTGCACATAGATACCTGCCTGTGCGCCGCCACCGCTTGCCCACGTCCAAGTTATGGCTTGCGCATTGTCTGGACTTGATGCGCCGTTAAAGACAAACCCGTAATTGGCTGTGCCCGGAGTCGTTGTGTTGATTGCCGCCGGAGTGACGGAGCTGATCAGCGTGCCGGTAAGAGTTCCGCCGCTTAACGGCAGGTAGCTCGTCGCGTTGCTCAACGGCGTATAACCGAGCGCAGTCGTCACCTGCCCGCTTGATAGCGCAAACGAGGTGAAGTTGCCGCTGTGTGCGACCGTATTCCCCTCCCATGTGAGACCGGATGCGCCCCCGTCAAGGTCAATCGCTAGACGAGTTGTTCCCGCGCCAACGAATCGCACTTGATTTGAGTCACCGTCCCAGCGAATGCCCCAAGCATTTGAAGCGGTCGGGTGCGACGGGTAGTAATCCCGCGAGATTCCCCATATATCGAAGTTGCCGTCACCAGTGTCTATACCAAGCAGACCGCCGGGAAGTTGCGGGCGATCATTTGCCGCGCTAGGGAATGTCGCTTTGCCAGTAAGAGTCCCGCCGCTCAGCGGGAGATAGCTCGACAGCGCCGAGCTTGTGATGTACCCGCTCGGGTTCGTGCTGTTGTACGGCGTGTAGCCGAGCGCAGTCGTGACGTTGCCCGAGGTGATCTCACCGCGAATCGTAGCGGAGCTTTTGTTCTCGACGTTGCCGAGACCGACGTCGCTCGATGTAAGCGTGACAGCGCCGGTACGTCCTGCGACGGAGGTGACCGCGTCGGAGAAAGACATCACGCCCGTCGTGCTGTTGTACGACAGTGAGCCTGATGCACTGACTGCAGCGCGCGCACGGGTGTTCGTGAAGTACAGGTTCGTGCTGCCTTCAGTCACCGCATCCGTGCTGCCCGGGGAAGCTGAAATCTCTACGTACGCTGAGCCAGACCATCGGTAGGTCTTATTGGTGTCGAGCGCAACGTAGATCTTTCCGGTTTCACCGGAGCCGGGGAACGCAGCAAGGTTTGCACCCTCGACCACGTCATCGACGTAGGACGGAAGCTGAGTAGACGGTACTTTCCCGCTCCCATCGAGAGAGGCGTATCCGCCTGCTACGCCTTTGTTCGCGGCAACCTCTTTCAGACCAAGCTCAGTGTTCAGCTCGGTGAAGTTGCTGTCGACCTCAGCGTTGGTCAGCGGCGATCCTTTGCCGGTACGAGTCGTAATGCTTGCCATGCTTGTTCCCTAACGGCTAGTAACGGAGTGGAAGGGCGTGGGTCTCACGCCCGCCAAATCACACTGCAGAGAGCGTGATCGTCCACGTCACCGTCAGAGCGTCGTCCGCAGCCTTGTTCACCACCGGGAACACAGTGCGGCAAAGCATGTCGCCCGCAGACGAGTCGTTGAAGATGCCCGCCTCGGTCACGGCACCGGTCGCGTCGCCCGCTTCGAACGAAGAGACATACACAACCTTCTCATTGTTCGTGCCAGAGATCGTGGTTGAGTCGAGTGCCTCACGCGAGCCGAGCAGGCTGACGAGGTCGGTCTGACCCGCAGCCGCGGCGGTCGTGCCCGAACCGAGACCCATGTGGGACATCACGGACTTCGAGGTGCCAACCATACGGCTGATGATGTACGCCAGACCGGCGTTGACGACGAGGTTGTCGACGTCCCGCTCGTCCTTGACGTTACCGTCCTTGTCACGCAGAACAATGTTCAGGCGACCCTTTACTTTCAAATTTTCAAGACTGTTCATTTAAGACCCTCACATCAAGTGAATGAACGAGAACTACCAACGTAATCCTCTGCGAAATACGAGAAGTCGCAGTACCCTTGTGAGCGCAGTGTTCCCGAACTGCCTACGCCCGCAGAATCCGACTTGCCAAGATTCGGCGCTCTGAACGAGGCATCCGTAACCGTGGCAGCGTCAGACGGGATTTTTGAAAGCGCTTTGCTGATCAGCTGCGAGACAGCGGCGGTATCCGCCGGGTTTCGCAGGAAGACCACTGTGAGCAGAATCACATCCGTGAACTGCACCGCTTCCGATGGTGACTTCGTGAATGCGGCGACCATGTCATCGGCGAGCTGAGCCGCGTCGGCGGCAGGCTTGCCCACGGCAGCCGAGAACAGATCAGCAACCGTGGTCGCGTCTGCTCGAACCTTGGCGAATGCTGACTCGATGGCGTCCTGTGCGCCTGATCCGTCCGAAAGGTACTTACCGAGAAAGTACGAGCTTTCATCCGCGAGCTCGCCCGCGTCGCTCAGCGGCTTCGCCACGTCGAACGCAGGCTCATCGAGGAGCGCGGCAAGGTCCGTGACGGACTTGTTCAGCGCGTAGACCGCCTGCTCCGTGAGTTCTGCCTCGTCGGCGACCGCCTTGTCCACGGCTCTCAGTAGCGTGTCGGCAACCTGTGCCGTATCGGAGGTCGGCTTGGCGAGCAGCTGGACTAACTGGTCGACTAACCCGGCGGCATCCGTGAGCGCCTTGTCAAGGGCGAACTCCCGGGCTTCCGAGAACGCCGCAGAGTCCGCCAGCGGCTTCGAGACTTGACTCAGCAGCGCGTCGCCTACGGAGGCGGTGTCTGAGGCGGGCTTCTCTAGGCTGGCAGCGTACGCATCGGCGGCGCCCAGCTCGTCCGAGAGCGGCTTAGCGGCGCTCAGGATGTGGCTGTCGGCGGTCGAAGCGGCGTCCGCGGCGGACTTGTCCAAGGCATAGACGGAGTCGTCGGTCAGCTGGGCGGCGTCTGCGCTCGCCTTGCTGAACTCACTGAACAGTGTGTCGAACAGCTGCGCGGTGTCTGCGAGGGTCTTCTCAACCCCCTTCGTATGGGCTTCGGAGACCCCAGCGACGTCATCGAAATACCGTACGTAATTGACCTGCCGGTAGAAGACATCCCCTACCCCGGCGACGTTGCTGGTCGTCTTGAAGAAGACAACCTCTTGGTCGTCCTCGATCGTGGCTGCGCCGTCAATATCATCCGTCGCGCCCACGCCATCGGCGAGCGCCTTGCTGACATCCCGGTAAGCGAAGTCGGCGGTGACGGCGATGTCTGCCACGTTCTTTGCGAACTGCGCATGCGCTTCATCTACAAACTGGATGGCGTCGGCGAGGTTCTTGGTTAGGTGGACCGTCGCATCCTCGGCGACCGTGCCGGCGTCCGTGAGCAGCTTCGCGAGACTGTTGAACAGCGCGTCAGAAAGCACAGGATCATCCCTGAGCGCCTTGGCGAAGAAGTAGTTCCGAGTGTCCGCTAGCGACAGGCTCTCTGCCAGAGCCTTGCTCATGGCGAGGAACTGGTCATCTGTCACGGTACTGGCGTCAACAGCAGTCTTATCGAACTGCGCAACGTATCGATCGACCGCACCGAAAGCGTCAGCGAGCTTCTTCGAGAAGCTTCGGCGCAGGGCGTCCGTGACCCGCGCTTCTTCGTCGCGCTCGATGAGTAGCAGGAATAGCCCGATCTCATAGACGAGCTTGAGCGCAGCTGTCTGAAACGACGCGGTCAGTGCGCCCGCTGAAGCTGCTGCAGTGATCGCCGGCGCGGTAATGGCGCCCTTGAGCGCCGTCCACGCAGCCGTCAGTTTCACCCGATGTCCTCGCGGACGCGGAACTTGAGCAGGTCGTACACGGTCTGGCGTGCGCCCGTGGCTGCCCAGTAGACCTCGATCTCGCCCTCGTAGTCCCCGGCGTCGACGTTCAGGTCGCCCGACTGCCACGCAATGACAGCCTTACCGAGCGTGGCTTCCTCAGGATTCACAATGCCCTGCCGGGAGAACAGCGGCGCCGTGCCGCCCACCTCGCGGAAGTGCAGCGTGACCGTGGCACCCGTAAGGTCAATCACCTCGCCGGTGTTCTCGTCGGTCAGCGTGACGCGCACCTGAGGGCGGGTGTCGCCCTGAACGAGCTTAATCTTCTCTGCCATCTCAGACTCCTGTCAGGCGGACACGCAGGTCCGCGCGCGTGTGTCCACGGGAAGCGCGCTGGCGAGCGACGTTGATGCCGCTATTGAACGCAGCAAGTGCAAGGCTAGCCGCCGGACCATTGGTCCACGGCTTACTCGCCATGCTGAGTAATCGGTATTTCGCCCCATGAGCGACCGTCTCGGCGTAGTCCTCGAACAGGACGTCCTCGATGGTTTCCGCATTTCGGGTAGGTTTTAGGGCGGCGCGTATGGTAAGCCCGTTGGCAACCGTGTCCTTGGGGATCGGGTAGATCGAGAACGTCCGCTCGTCCTTCTGGATGAACATGCGCGGGTCAGAGCGCTCTTTGTCGGCGCCCGTGAACAGCGTGTTGTAGACCTCGGCGTTGTGGACGTTGTCCGGCGCAGTCGGCGTCAGCTCGACATCTTTGTACCAAACGCGCATCAGTCTGCTGACCAGCTGACTAGCTGGCGGGTCGATGTCGTAGTCGGTAATCCCCTTCACTACGGTGACCGGGTCAAGGTCGCGCTGAATGACCAGCGTCTTCTCACAGAACTCGATGAGTGCCGCACGGATTGCTACGTCTGCGGTCACCTCTGGGCATCCCGGCACTTCGGGGATGACGTACTGATAGAAGTCGCTGAGCGTCGCCATTACGCCACCTCAAGGTTCGCGGACTTCGGCGGCGTTCCATCCATGTTCGCCACGTTCGGCGAGGTCGCGATGCGCTTGCGGTTACCGATGCCCAATGAATTGGCAAACATCTGGTAGTGCATGGCTGCGCGCTGCACGTTCCCGGCGTACTCGGCATCCTTGCTGAAGGCGCGGTACAGAACGTAATCAAGCAATACGCCAGCGTAGATGTCCTCGCTCTCAAGAACAGTCGTCGAGGACAGCTGTTGGTCAGTGATGTCGACCGGAGACTTCGAGTAGACGATCTCCAGCTTGTGACCGGCAGTGGCAGGCGGATAGACGTAGAACGTCTT